CATACCTTTTTTGATAGGCACACCAGCTTGATAAAGTGTTGGAGCGGTTGGAGTGGTTGTTGCGTTTTCACCTGGGTATGAAAAGGTTACAGCACTTGACACACCAGTGAGATATACCTGGTTGGAGGCTACGGGTAACTTAGTTACCCTGGGGTATACAACGCTTTGCTGAATAGCGACATCAAGAATTCGATTCACATATTCAGGCGGGACTAAGTAACCGCCAGCAGCACCAGTCCCTTCAAGCATAGGTCCCTTAGTCACCAAGTCTCTGATTGTTTTTGCTAAGAGACCTGGTTCGACTGAATAGACATCTTTGTGAGAATTAAATTCTTTCAAAGCAGCAACGAGTTCATCATGGGTTATAAACTTCGAATTGAGTTCAGCCATGATTCTTTGAACCGCTTTTTCGATTATATCATTCTTCAAAGTTTCAATTTCGTTCATTTGAATCACCTCCCAAATGATTCTTTGAGTTCTTTTAGTATTTTTAAAATCTCATTACTCACCTTCTCAGACTTCTCAGCAGTCACCTCTAATGAGGCGCTATCTTGCTGAACCTCCGAGAGGTCGAGTAATTCTTGCAAAGGCGCTTGTAAATTCTTAAGCTCTTTAATTAGGTTATTTATTCCCTCCAAAACATTTTTAATCTTCTCACGGTTAGCTTCACTTAATACTCTACCATATTTTACCACATTTTTCTCATTTTCAAAATCCTCATTCTCGAAATCATACACACCACAAGCTTTTAAAATCTCTTCTTCAGACTCATAATGCTTATTGAAATCAGGTGGTTCTTTATTGAAGTCTTGATAATGCTTAGCAAGGTGCTTATACACATCAGGCTTATCAGCTTCAGGTATATCGACACCACCACGAGCGCCTAAGAGAGCAGCCATAGCAGCAGCGACTCCCCGCCATACAGCTTTCAAATCAGAAGCTCTGTGGTGAGGCAGCTTATAGCTCGATTTTACATCGGGCTTAGACTCATCATACCAAGCACACATTTGTTTTAACTTATCGACATCGGCATCTTTCACTTCTTTCGAAGCGTCCCAAGCGTAATCTTCTGGTGCATTCCCATAATCATGATAAGGTAACGCACCTTTCTTGATTTCATTCATACTCTTTACACCTCCCGTTAGTTCTTTAAACATTTTGATTAAAGGTTCATACTCGATTGAGTCCTGAACCGCATAAGGGTTTGCAGGCACCAAGACCTGCGAAATCTCGAGTAATTTCACCTTTGTGTAAATTCTCTTAACATCGCCTTGACCTGGCACCGACTCGACTGGTATAAAACCAACCGAGTAGCTTGCGAGATTGTTTTGAACGAGAACCCAAGCCCAATCAGCGACTTCATTTCCCTGAGAAACAAAATACTGAATCTTCACATACAAGCCTTTGTCATCTGTTTTAGCTTCAACCACCTTACCAATCGCATTCTTGATTGTTTGGTAATCATGCGAATCGACAACGATACCGTTGTATTCTGATAAGTCCCAAGCGGTTGGTAAAATGATTTCCCCATCACGGTCGAGGTCTTTTGTTGATGCATAAGCTTCAACCGTGTGGTCTACCACATTGATTTGTTTTGCGATAAAAGTTTTTTTATTCATATCAATCCCTCCTGAACGCTACCGTACATCGACAATTGATTATGTTTTCTGGTGAACCACTCTTATCACCTGGAAACATGAGAGACTCTTTATCACCGCCAGCTTCAGCAGCGACTTCGAAAGGTTCATCGATACTCTTTACTTGACCGTTTGCTTCAGCGTGACCTGAGCGAGTTCGCTCATCAATTGCAGTCACCCAAACCTTTTTTCTCATACCGACTTGTTTTGCTGATTCGATTTTTGCATAGTTTGTTGCTGAGATTACCTCAGTTCGTGCAATGGTTTTACTTCGATTCTTGTAAGTCTCTTCAAAAAGCGTTCGCATTCTATCGGCTAATTGAGGTATCGATTCACCACTCTTGACACCTTCGAGAAGCTGGTCGTATACATCTTTCCTCGTAGTTCGTATGATTTCAGAGGCTGATTTCTCGAGAGACCGCATCAAATACTCTTGAATCGAAGGCACTTGAAGATTGAAACTTGCAGCAAAACCAAGCGATGCGATTGTTTTATCACCTGTCTGTTGCATAAAGCTTAAGATAAAAGGCTTGAGATGCTTAACAATGTAATCAACCCAGTCATCAGGTAAAGTGATATCAACCACATCACTCAGCTCAATTTTCTGAACGACACTTTTTTGTTTCTCGAGCTGACTCAGAATGTATTTCTCTTGCTTTTCAAAAATCGACATAATCTCCTTCGAAAGGCGTTTTTCCATAGGTTCAGTGAGAGCGATGTAATCTTTCGAAATTAAATCAAAATCAAGTTCTCGCTCTTCAAGTCGTTTTTCGATTCTCTCGAGTTTTTCGAGTATCTTCTCAGCTTGAACCCCTACTGAGCCAAGAGAAGTCATTGAAGAATTCCCCCAGAAGTCATTACCCCAAGGTAGAGGTTCTTTACCATCTTGTTGCCTGAGTTCATTCACATAAGTATAACCAGCATCAAGCTGAATCTTTCGAATACCCCAAAGCACTTGCAAGTCTTCAAGCGAAAGGTTCTCTTCATATTTAAAGCGAAACTCAGCTTTCGAATCTAAGACTTTAGCAGTGATTTGTTCGGCAAGGTCATTAGCAAGTGGTTTAATCACATATTTTTCAAAAATATACTCTTGGGTTTGAGCTACCGCTCTGTTGACTCCTTGCATATCATTGAAGAAGACACTCGGTATGCCAAGAGCTATCATGATACGCTGTTTTATCAAGTCATCGACTTCTTTAATTCCAAATTGCAAAGGCGAGTTCTTGATATCAACCACATTCCAATCAGAACCACTCAAGAGCATAACCTTCCCTGCGTTTGCTGGTGCGGTATACTTCTCTTTGATTTGGTCTCTGATGTTCTCGAGTTCTTCTGGTGTCAATTCATCCTGAGTAGTAAAAATCACATTCAAAAAGGCACCATTCTTAAAGATGTTTGAAAGCACCTCCATCTGCCTGTATTGAAGCTTAGTGTCTTCGAAAACTGAATAGAGCGGTGAGATATCTTTTACCACTCGAACGAACGGTGACTGACCTGTAATGAGAGCGACTTCAGAGATATCATAGGTATCAACCTGAAACATTCGAGTGTAAATGATTTTAATTTCTGAAGGGGTGACTAAGAGCGAAACTCTATCCCCATCGAGTAGCTCTGGTTGAGGAAACGACTTGCGAATGAAAGCGACTCCCATAATATCCCGCCAGAGCTGAATCTTTTGAATAAATTGCCTCGATGTGAGATTCAAAGGTTGCGAGAACCAAGACATCAATTTCTCATTTGGTTTATCGTTCGATACAATTTCCCAGCCTAAATCAGCAATCGCCTGCGCTCTCAGGTTCAAAGCTCGATTCACATATGGGTTCTTGATTGCAGCATCGACCAGCGACTCAATATCAGAGCTAAATTGACCTATCAAAAGCCCAGTCGATGTATAAGTGAAGTTCTTCGATTTTCTAAAAAAATCAAAAAGTCCCATAGCACCACCTACCTTATATTATATCGATTTTTGGTTTACCACGGTTCATTTTTCCCATAACAGCATACCTCACCGCATCGGGACCGTGACTAAAATCATGAGTCGTTTTCTCAGTGAGTCTACCATCTTTGTCTTCGATGTATCTGAAATTTCGAAACTCTTTGATGAGGTTGAGCGAGTCTTTTGTGATGTGAATCTTAAATTGCCTGACTAATTGCTGACCGTATTCTACTGAACCAGGACCTTTCGAAACTCCCTTGATGTTGAACCCATGCCTGTGTATCTCTTCGATTGACTTTGGCTCGCTTGAATCAGCAAAAATTTCATCATAGTGTCTTCTCACACCAAGCTCGACCATACGACTTGCGATTTCTTGGTTAGTCAAGCCTGTCTCGTAAATGAGTTCTTTGATGTAAAGATTTTCGCCTAAAATCACACACTTCACAAGAGCGGTTGGGTCTGTTGAGAAACCGAAATCAAGACCATAAAAGTAATCGCCTTGAGGCAAATCATCAATCAAATCGAAATACGGGTATACGAGACCTTCAGCCTTGCCTAAGAGACCATCGATATAAACTCGTTTCCAATTCGGGTCTCGCTCTCCCATCTTCAGAATGTTCTCGATTATTTCATGAGGCACCACATCAATAGCATCTCGATAGGTTGCGTGAATGTAATAAGCATCTGGTGAGTCTTTCAGGTTATAGATGTGAAAGAAAAACTCACTTACCGGGTTCCAATCAGCAATCGTAAGTAATCGAGTTCTTGCATCGAGTTCTCGAAAGGCATCATACGAAATGTTGTTTGCCTCGTTCACAAATAAGACATCTCTACGAGCGCCTCTGAGTTTTGCTGGTTGGTCGGCTGAGAAAAACTCGACTTTTGACCTTCCGAAGTTATAGATGTGAGAAGTTTTATTGAAGTTCGGGTTCTCATCTGGTGTCTCGTTTAAGATTGCGAAAAAGTCTCGCATCGCTCCTCTCTTCAAATGAGGGTAGCTCTCTGAGACCACAGAAATCAGAAGTGATTCTTCACTCGTTTTAGCTAACCAGATTAAAAATTGAAGTATCGACCAAGTTTTAGAAGCTGAAGTCCCACCTTCGACCCAAATGTGTCGTTTACCAAGCTCATACGCTTTTTTGACCTCTGAGAATACTCGAGTGTAAATCATTACATTCCCATAGCGCTCTCTGAGCTTGCTTAGATACTCATTCAGGCTTTCCATTCTTCTTTAGCTCCTCGATTACTTTTTTCAAGTCTTCAGCTGAGATTAAAACGATATCACCGCCGCCTTCTTTACCGACATTCACTTGTTGAATCAGAGGCTGCTTCACATTCAACCTGTCAAGAACCGAAGTCAAGAGATTTGTGAGAGCCTTGTCTTGAATACCGCCATCGAGTAATTCAGCCCACAAATTGAATGCAGCGCGTTGCAGCAAAATGTTGATGATTCGATTTCTTACAGCGTTCACTTTGTTTTCTTCTCTGTAATCGAAATCATCAGGCGAAAACCAGGTCTTAAATTCTTCTCGCAAAGCGCACAAGACTTTGTCATCAGGGTTCTTAGGCTCTTGATAAAATTGACACTTGTCTTTTACATAGCAATTGTTGCAATAATAAGGCAGATTTTCAGCATACTTACCATTTTTGAAGTTTGTTAGGCTCTCTCGAAGTTTTGCAAGGCGCTTTGCTTCTATCTCAGGGTCTTTGAGAATCTCTTGAATCTTGCCTTTAGTCTCAGGTGGTAAGTAGTCCCCAGGGTTCTTTTTAGGCTTTTCGCCTGCTTTTTCTCGGCTCTCTTCATCTTCCCAATATGCATCGTTCTTATTCTCAAGTTCTTCAGCAAGTAATCCCCACACATAAGCGTTCCATTTTGAAATCTCGAAACCGTCGCCTTTCATAAAAAGCGACTCGTTCACATCAAGCCCAGCTTCTTTAGCTTTTTGAAAAGCTCTTCTCAAAAATAGCTTATCGTCGTTCCAATGCCTTGAAATCAGGTTCCCTCGATTATCTAAATCAAATACCGTCCCATATCTAAAACCACTTCTCCAGGTTGAAGAATCAGCTGAATAGAATGGGTATTCTCTGAGTAAGTCGATAAAAGTCATACCGAACGAGTGAATCTTGGTTTTATACTTCATAGCAATTGGGAATATTTGTCTGGTTACTCGCTCTGTTATATCTCTATTTCCACCATACTCGACACCACCAACCGCTACATAAGGGTATTTTTCACACATTCTCTCAAAAAGCTCTAAGGGTTCGGTAGCGTGCCAAACTGGTATCGGTTTTAGACCGACACTTTCCATATATTCAAGGTTTTGCTGACTCTCTTCTATACTCGAAGTGTCGAGATTTGCGTATTGAGTGATTATATCTGAATTTCGCTTGATATATTGCGAGTAATCTTTTACATTTATTTTCACACCGTTCTTCTGAGCTTCAAAGCCACCTGAATCGATAAAAAGCTCATCTGGTTTAATATCTCTGAAATAGTGTTTTAGGTAGAGGTCTTTGCAATAGTAATAAGAGAAGAGAAACCTCTTTGTTTTGAGGTGTGAGAGTAAGCTGTAAGTTTTATCGACCACTACAAAAAACAATTTCATTTCCCGAAGTTCTCGTCCTCCTTCGCTCTACCGTATTCTAAAAGCTCTTTATCACCATAGATTACGGTCGTTTGAATTTCACCTCGAGAGGCTACAAATAAAACAATTGCAAGTCTCTGAGGCTGAAAGGCTTTCTCAAAGTCTTCATAGATTTTTGCAACGAGATACTCATGAGAAATCGGTATTTCTTCAAAAGCCATAAAATAGTATTTGAGACTCTTAAGCTCTGGTATTTTGTCATTAGGTATGAATTTGATTTTGATTTTATACAAGTCTTTTATACCAGTCATAGGGCATCGAGCTATAAGCTCAGGGTATACATACTCGATTATTGGTTTCTCTTTTGCAAAGAAAGGTATAACTCGAATCTCTTTAATTTGAGAATTGAAAACTTTTTCGATTCGTTTTCTTAGTTCTTCATCAGACATTTCTTCTATTTTTGATACATATTCCATAGCAACCTCCTTAAATTGGTCTGTATGTTTTGATTAAGTTATCAGTGTAATCGAAAACTTCAAAACCTTCGGCTCGTTTCCACCACTTCACAATCTGAGTCGTAAGCGGTAAGCAAACTAATTCATAGGTGATTTTGAAGAGATACTGAGAGAGTATCATGTTAAGCAAAACTTTACCTGGTATCGAGCCTGCAAATGCGATGGTAATGAATAAGAATGTATCGACACCTTCACCAACCACAGTCGAGAGCCAAGCTCTTAGAGGGAAATTATTACCATTCTGAAGCACTTTCATTCTCGAAACAACCGCATCGTTCGACCAGTCCCCGAAGTAGTAAGCAATCATTGAAGCTAAAACAATACGCCAGGTGAAGTGAAAAACTCTCTCAAAAGCGACTTGCATATCTTGACTGAATGGTGCAGGTGGTAATTTCGTTGCGATGTAAGTAATCAAAACAAGCAGCAAGTTCATAATAACATTCCAGCGAATCACTAATACTGAAAGTCTGATACCATACACTTCAGCCATCACATCAGAAACGATATAAACAATCGGGAATAGAATTACAGCAGCAGGCACAAAAATAAAACCAAGCTGAATGATTTTCGAAGCAAGAATGTTTGATAAGATTAAGGTCACTGAGTAAAAAATCGACATCTTCACAAATAAAGGTG